CTGCGTCAGGCGGTCAGGACGGAGCGTGTGTAATTACTTCATGCGACAGTATTCTATGGGAACTTGAAGATCTAGCTTTTGAGGAGTGGGATGGTATCGTTATGTACTCTGGTCCTATCTTCACTGAACCATGTGAGCCTGAACCAGATGTGGTTGGTTGTATGGATGACGACTATGTAGACTACAATCCGCTTGCTACTATTCAAGACACTTGTATGACATTACATACTTGGGGATGTGTAGATCCAACAGCCTTGAACTACGATAGCTTAGCTACTATAGCAGACTACGACAGTCCTTGTACTCTTGAGATTATACTTGAGGATGACGCTGGTGATGGATGGGGAGCATCTACTATCGGTATGGTACAAGGTGACCAGCAGTGGCTATTCAGTGTTGGCCCTAATGAGTTCTCTCATACGTGGGAGCTAACGCTAGACTCTGATGAGGAGGTTGACGTATACTACTTCCAAGCTGGTACTCAGCAACAGTCTCCACAGGAGCTTGCTTTCCAGACTCTTCACAACTCTATACTTATCCTAAATGAAAGCGGTGACACGCTTTTAACAGAGGGTGATAACCCATTCATTGACAACGGACAAAGCGCACTACAGCCTTTCTCTACTCCAGAATGGACAGTATACCACTTCACTCCTTTCTGTGGAGATGGGTGTATTCCTCACATCTACGGTTGTACTGATCCAGCAGCTTGTGATTACGATGAAGAAGCTAACACAAACACTGAGTGTACATACCCTGTACAATACTATGACTGTATGAATCATTGTATCAACGATACTGATGGTGACGGTATCTGTGATGAGTTAGAGATAGTAGGCTGTCAAGACCCGACCGCTTTCAACTACGACGCTACCGCTACTGATGCAGGTGAGTGTATTGAAGTTGCATTTGGTTGTACGGACCCTACGATGTTCAACTACGATCCTAATGCTAATACAGACAATGGTAGCTGTATTGAGTATATCTACGGATGTATGGATCCACTAGCACTCAACTACGACGAGAACGCTAATACCGATAACGGAAACTGTATTGATCCAGTAGCAGGGTGTATGGACTTAGATGCATACAACTTTGATCCACTGGCCAATGTAGCAGACAATGAGAATTGCTTGTACGAAGCTGAGGGCTGTGTTACTGGACTAGGGGAGCCATACGGAGACGGTTACTGGCTGAACGATTCTTGCTTTGCTTGGGTTATCGAAATAGACACTTACTGCTGTGAGGTTGAGTGGGATGGTTCGTGTGTTAGTCTATACGACTACTGCAATCAAGGATGGCCATTAGGAGTACCTACCGATAACGTTAGAGACTTTGCTATCTACCCTAACCCAACAAACAGCTTCTTAAACATACAAGCCCCACAGGGATCCATTACAAGCGTTTACAACGCATTTGGTCAACTTGTAGTGGCTGACACTAGAGAAACTATTATCGACCTCAGAGAGCTCCCTAATGGAGTGTACGAGGTTGTTGTATTATATAACGGAATTATTATCAACCAAAAAATTATCAAATCATGATTAATTGGATAAACAGCTGGAAGGCTACAAACAAAAAGAGCAAGTACGAACTTAACCTTAGACTAGGTACTGTTACTGTACTTGAAGTTAAGGCTTGCCTATTCTGCGAAGAAGGATGTACTAATAAGAAGTTTAGACTTATGGTCTTCAACTTCGGATTTGAAATCTAATGACACAGAAGAAGGACTTAACTGCAGTTGTGTATGCTTTGTTGATGCTGGTGGTTTTTCTGCTAGGGTCAACTCAAGCTAAGGGTCAATCATTAAAGAAGGTTTTTAGAGGTGCCACATTCTACACTGCTGTCAGTGGTGGTAACTCTGTAGCTGATGATAAGATTTATTCTGTTATCGGTGGGTTACAGACCGACATAATGGAGACTCCATTCGACTACTCTATAACTGCTGGTGTACGAAAGATAGCTAGATTCGGATATGAAAACCGTGCAAACGTATTCTACGACGGTACAGAAAGATCTTACAGTGACGCAGCAACTATAGGTAGAATCAATGGCTTTGAGTTTTTATTCGAAGCAGATTGGAGAAGACAACAGGGTAGAGAGTTCTTAGATCAAGATTACTTTCTTAGATACGTAGCGAAGCATTGGATTGTAAAGACTGAATACTTACAAGACGGTTTTGCAGACGTAAGATACTTCGAGGCCTCACAGAGATACAGACTAAACATCAACAAGAAGTTTAGCTTGAACATCGGTGTAGCTGAAAGAATATCAGAACCTTACGGTTACGATCCTCTTGAGGATTGGTTATTGTCTAACGGTAATCTACACTACACTAATCTAGCTATTGAAGAAGGGTATACTATAGATGTACAGCAGGGTGAGTACTTTGCTCCAGACGGTACTTTAGTAGCGAACAGCATCGATGTATGGGAACAGGTGGTGATACCAGAGGTTTTGAGAGACTACACAAACAAGAAGAGAAACGAACTGCCAGATCAGTGGAACTACTCTTTGGTTGTGGGGTATGATTTCTACCACTACACTAAGGATTTCTGGACACACAGCTGGGCTAGTGTTATGCCTTACCACTTAAATACAGGCGGTGAGTATTCGTACTTCCAGACGACTGGTGACGAGCAATGGACCGATTATGGATTTGGCCTTATCTTTGGCTGGAGATTAAATAAGAGTCTTGGCGTTTTCTTAGAGGGAAAGTACAACAGGTACTGGAACCGTGAATGGCATGACTTTTCTGTAGGACTAAATTATCAATTATACTGATGGCTCAACAAATTGGAGAAGATACTAAAGTAACCTTTGACCTTAAAACAATAGGGTTAGGTGTAGCAGGGCTGGCAGCCCTTATTGGGATGTGGTTTACTTTGCAGGCTGATATTGCTTTAGCAAAAGAATTACCAGAACCGTTACCGCCAGATGTAACTCGCATGGAGTTTGATATGAAAGACCAATTGATTCGTCAGACTATTATGACTACGCAAGAGGATGTTTCAGAATTAAAAAGTGATCTTACTCGTATTGAGGAAAAAATAGATAAGCTAAAGTAATGAAGGCAGCACTCTACATATCTTTATTTTCTATGCTGTCTTTTGCTGGTTCTATACCACAAAACGGCATTTGTGTTGTTGAGTTCAACGCACCATTTAACAAAGCTAATAGTGTAGACTGGATTGAGGAGTTGTCTGATTGCAAAGGTAAAAGAGTAGATATACTTGAAAGCCCTGATCTTCAGCTGGAGCATAAGATTGTTGTAGTACCTACTGTAATAATCTTTAATGACGGAGAGGAGGTAGAAAGATTTCAGGGGAATATTATGATGCAGTTAGAGACTTCACGAGAAGAGGTACAAAGCGCTGTAGATGAAATACTTATAAGCTGGTTCTAATGAAAGCAAAGAAGAAAGACCCTAGATTAGCTAGAGCTGGAGTAAGCGGTTACAACAGAGCTAAGCGTACACCTAACCACCCAACAAAGTCGCACGTAGTTGTAGCTAAGGAGGGAGATAAGATTAAACTAATTAGATTCGGACAGCAAGGTAAAAAGGTCGGCACTGTAAAAGGTACAGCTGGTAAGCCTAAAGCTGGAGAGTCTGCACGTATGAAAGCAAAACGCAAAAGCTTCAAGGCTAGACATGCTAAGAATATAAAGAGAGGTAAAATGTCTGCTGCATGGTGGGCTGACAAAGTGAAGTGGTAATGAAGGTAAGCCGAAGAAAAAAAACTAAAGTTGTGTATAAGAATGGTGGTAAGACTGGAGACCCTAAGAAAGATCTAGTGCAGGACCCTGATGGGCTTCCCTTGTATCTGGAGACTCTTCCCGATGGTACAAAAAGAATAACACCAACTCCTAGTTTAAGCAATTATTACGTAAAACTTTCAGATAAAGTGGGTAGAGGGTATTATTCAGGTATACCTCTTTTGTTGGATGCAGCTGAGGTTGTAGCCGACGACCCTAATAAAGATCCTTTAGGTGCGATAGATGAGGTTGTTGAGAAAACAGGGGCTGGTGTATTGGGTGATTACGCCAGAATACCAGAGTCAGAAAGAAAGGCAGCAAACCAAAGAATAAAGGATGCTCTTAATAAATTCGCTAAAACGGCAGCGGCTACCACAGTTGGACCTGTAAGTGATATTTATAGCGCTCCTCAAAGATATCTTGTAAATTCTATCCTTAGTGGTCTAACTGGAAAAAAAGCAAACTATAATCCTTTGGCTTCTACGAAGTCTATGCTGCAAGAAGCAGGGTATTCTGATGATTCAGGTGAAGGGTTTCAAACACCTTCAGAGGCTTTAGGTATAGAGAATCCAATTGGAGCTTTTGCTGTTGATGCTGCTACCGACCCATCTACTCTCTTAGGTTTAAATACTATCCCAGCTTTACGAAGAGCATTCTTAAGAAAGGCAGGGAGGTTCGTAGATGACATTCCTGCTAATCAATTGTATAGAGGGTTAGGTAAGGAGGGTGCAGATGACGCTTTAAAGTCTGGTGTATTAAGGCCTAGACCTAGCGCTGCTGAACAAAAAGCGGGTAGCTTTTTAATGGAAAAAATATTCAAAAATCTTTATGCTTCGCCAGACCCTATGGTTGCAAAAAGGTATGGTGGAGGTTATTTAGTTTCAATACCAAAAGATGTAGCAAAATTTAAAAAAACCTACAAGGGAAAAGACTGGAGTATGAGAACAGCAGACGAAATACCTACTGATAAAGTTAAGATTCTAAGAGAATATTTATACAGAGACTTTTTAGGTAGACCTAAGGTTGGATATAGAGTGTTAAACAAGTAGTATCTTTGTAGACATGAAAACTATCCGAAAGAAAAAACTTAAAGCCGTACACAAGAACGGAGGTAAGCTTAAGATCTCTAACAAGAAGATTTCTGTAGATCCGCCAAAGGGTTATCACTGGATGGAAGAATCTGGTAGATACTACCTTATGGAAGGTGACTACAAACCTCACGCAGGAGCAGTTGCAAAAGCTAAGTTTAAGACAGCTTCACACCCAAAGAAGTAATGAAGTTCAATAAGAAATATACAAGTGGTAGTTCTAATGTAGAGAAACGTAAGAAGCTAATGAAGCAGATTAGCGATATCTACAAAAAGCATAGAGGTACAAAAGCTAAACGAAAGAAGAAAGGCTTCCCTCCTGCTGTAGCTGCCAGACTAAAAGAGCTTATGAAACAACGTGATAAAATCTAAAAACTTGCAACTATGAAAATGAAGATGAAAAAATACATGGGTGGCGGAAAGAAAGACATGCCTATGTTCGCTTACGGAGGTAAAATTTTTAAAGATGGTGGAAGCTTAGTTGATGCTCTTGCAAAAGATCCAGCTCAACGTAAAAAGATGGAAGCTGCTCTAGCGAAGAATAAGTAATGAAAGTCAAGAAGTTCAAGAAAGGAGGAATGGCTGGCCTTGACGCTGCACAGAAAGAAGTGTACCGTAGAGGTCTTGCTGCGTATATGAGTTCTGGTAACAGACCTAAAACGTCTCAACACGCTTGGGCTATGGGTCGTGTTAACAGCGCCTTCGGAAAACGTGAAGCCGCTAAGATACGAGCTAAAAAAGGCAAAAAGAAATAATCCTTATATTTGCAAAAACAACAATAAATCATGGCAACGACAACTGCACAACTTACACTATCAAGTGCTGACCTTACTGGGGATGTCCTAAACCTGTCTGTTACTGCGACACTTACAAATGCAGGAACTAACACAGGAATGTCTCAAACTACTGGTATCGGTAGAACAACTACAACTGCAACTTCTGCTGTTACTCTTTACGCTGCTTCTGCTTACGCAGACAATAAAGCATTAAAGGTATACATCAGAAACACTAGCTCAACTGCTGCTGAATACATTGAAGTAGCAATGGGTTCTGCAACTGTAGGTAGACTATACGCTGGAGACTGGGCGTTTATTCCTTGGGATGGAGCGGCTGACTTTAAATACTCTCCGAGTGTAACATCGACTTTAACTGTTGAGCACTCATTATTCTTCGAAGCATAATGGCAACATTAACAGTAAACTTAAGAGTTAGTTCTCTAGACGTTCTTAGTAGCGCTCTAGATCTAACTACGCAATCAGCATTATCTGTAGATAGTGGCAGCTTGCTGAGAGCTAAAGTAAAGGGTACGGCTGCTGATACAAACGATATGATCGTGTATCTAGCAAACGACAAAAGCGACAGAGCATACCTTTACATCAAGAACTTAGATGAGTCTTTAGAGAACTACATCTACTTACGTAACGAAACTGAAAGCGACACTGCTTTATCTGCAAAGATTGGAGGTGGTGAGTTTGCATTTATTCCTTTATCACCAGACAAGACTTACGCTGTTTATGCAACGAAAGTTGACACTATGATTGAATACGGAGTATTTGGTAACGATAACTCATCAGTAATCTTCGGAGGTTCAGGATCATAAATAATTAGGATATGGCTAAGATAACAAACCCAGCAGCTCAGAACAAAGCAACGTTCGGACAGTTCGGATCAGCGCATCTAGACACTACTGGTCAAGACTTAACTTGTCCTACTGGATTCGTGTTCATTGCGGTAACAATGTTAGAAGACACAACCTTCACTCAGTTGGAGGCTGTCGATAACAGCACTACTGGAGGTTCTTTCGGTACTGATGGTACTGACAATGATTACGACGGTAAAGGTAACTACGTTACTACTGGCACTACCTTCCCTAAAGGACTTACTATTTACGGTGAGTGGGATACTATAGATATTGCTAGTGGTAAGATCCTTGCCTACTGGGGTCCAGCTGCATAATAGAAAAAACAATTAAAATATAATGGAAGAGAAAAACACAATCGGTGGATTCGAAGTATTCGACAACCCACAAGATCTTGCTAGCTCTATGGGAGCAGCACCAGAAACAACAACTACAGAAGAGGCTCCAGTAACGGAGCCTCAAGCTGTTGAAGAGCCTGTAACTTCTGAACCAACTATTGAAGCTCAACCAGAGCCAGTAGTATCAGAGGAACAGCCTCAAGAAAATATTACTGAGCAGGTAGCTCCTACTCAGGAAGAAACAGTTGAAATGTCTGACTCAGACGTAGAAGAAGCTGTCTTTGGTTACTTAAGCGAGAGGCTTGGTAGAGACATCACTTCTTTAGACGCTTTGTCTGCTCCTCAACAAAACGCTCTTGATGAGAGAGTTGAAGCTATTGCTAGGTTCGTAGAAGAAACTGGTAGAACTCCACAAGACTGGTTTGCATACCAGCAGTTAAGTACAGCCGAGATGGATGATATGACTGCTATTCGTGTAGACATGGCTGGACAACACCCTGATCTTTCTAGAGCTGAATTAGACTTACTCATCGGAAGCAAATACAAGCTTGATGCCGACATCCACACGGATGACGAGATTAAGCTTTCTCAACTTCAAATGAAGATTGACGCTCAGAAAGCTAAACAAAGTATTGAAGGGCTGAGACAGTCCTACATGGCTCCTGAAGTTAGTTCTCAACCGCAAGCTGAGAGTGTGATTGATGCTAATTGGATTTCAGATATGAGAGCTGAAGTTGGCCAGATGGAGGGGTTAGAATTCGACCTCGGTAATGGCAGCAACTTTACTTTCGGTATTGATGATAATTACAGATCACAACTAATTGAGAAGAACTCTCAGTTAGAAAATTACTTTGATCCCTACATCCGTCAAGACGGTAGTTGGGATTATGAAATGCTGTCTTCTCACCGTACTGTGGTTGACAACATCGACAAAATTGTTTCGTCTGCTTACAGACAAGGCATGAGTGATGGTCAAAGAGGTATCGTGAACAATGCAGCTAACATCTCTTCTGGAGCGCCACAGGAAACTCCTCAAACGGAAAATCCTTTGGCTTCTCAGTTGAAAAATCTAATGAGTAATAACTCAAACAAACTTACTTTTAAAATCTAAAACATTAAGAAATAATGGCTACTATTGCTGCGGCGGCAGGTGGTGTGGACGGAGCTCCAGCAGACCTGCGATTAACGCCAGAAACTTACACAACAATTGGTACTCTACTAGACCATAACAAGGATTTCGTAATCCCAGAATTAGTAGAAACTTACGGTGAGCAAGGCATCACTGGATTCCTAAAAATGACAGGAGCTATTCAAGCTGGAGGTACATCTGATGAAGTACGTTACCACGAGGTAGGTCGTCGTCACCGTTTAGTTGCGGTAAACTCTTCAGGTGTTTCTGGAGTTTCAGGCGATCAGGCAACTCTTAACTACGACGCTGGATCTAACGCTATCGGTGTTAACGACGTTATTATGGATACTACTGATGGCCGTAGATATGTTGTAATCGCTACTTCGGCAGCTGATCCAACAACTTCTACTACTGCTACAGTTGCTTCACTAGACGGAGCTACAGCTACAGACAACTACTCTGGTGCTGATACAGGTGCTTTCATTCACCTTGGTAATCTTTACGGTCAGGGAACTGAGCAACCAAATCACTTCACTGATGCTGATATGGTTAAGCGTCAGAATCCATTCATGATTGTAAAGGATCGTTTCCAAGTAAATGGATCACAAGCAACTAACATCGGATGGGTAAACATCGGTGGCGGTGAATACAGATGGTTCATGTACGGTGAGCAAGAAGCACGTAAGCGCTTTGAAGACCGTCGTGAAATGATGATGCTGTTCTCTGAAACAGGAAACGATAACGACTGGACTGACGGAGCTGGACAAGGTTTAGCTAACGCACAGGACGCAGGTCTTGGTTCAGAAGGTTACATTTCAGCTGTAGAAAGCAGAGGTATCGTAGTGTCTAACGCTAACGCTAACCCTCTTGATTCATTTGCTGAGTTTGACGATATCATTCTTGAGTTAGATAAGAACGGTGCTCCTTCTGAGTACGCTGTTTACGTAAACAGAAAGCAGGATCTTGCTATTGACGATATGCTTGCTTCAGGTATTTCTACAGGTGTGACTGCTGGTCTAGCTGGACAGTTCGGTGCGTTTAACAACGATGCTGATATGGCTGTTAAGCTTGGATTTAAGTCATTCACTCGTGGTGGTTACACTTTCCACAAGCATGACTGGAAGCTTCTAAACGATCCTAGTCTTCTTGGTGCTACTAACTTCTTACAGGGTGCTATGGTTCCAATGTCTCAAGTAGCTGATGCTCGTACAGGTGTTAAGTCTCCTGCTCTAGCTATGTACTACAAAGAGGCTAACGGATACTCTCGTGAGATGGAGCACTGGGTAACTGGTGGTGGAGTTCTTGGACACAACAACAACGGTGATGCTGGTCGTGACGTAGCGACTTTCCACTACCGTTCTGAGTGCTGTCTTGTAACTCGTGCTGCTAACCAACACGTTATCATTAAAGGATAATTTTTTAACATATTAAAAACTAAAAATTATGAAATACTTATATTTTTCAAAAGGTGGTGGTAATGACGCAGTCGATGATGTTCTGTGTATGCCAGTATCTAAATTTAGAGGGTTCGTTATTACAGCAGCTGACGCTGTTTCTGTATCTCTGACTTTCGACAGACTGTTTGAAGACATCACTGGCGGTGCAACCGACAACGAGGACTTCGATTCTGTTGATTTAGTTATTGCATCTGGAAGCATTAAATCTGTTTGTAGAGCGATTACTGAAGCTATTAACTTTGGTAAAGATCCTTTTATTACTATTGCAGATGTTGAGAACTCTGAGTTTATTGACTCTAACATTACGGGTGTAGCATCTATTACTATCGTTAGATAATAATTACAATACTCTAACAAGAAAGGGGCTTCGGCCCCTTTTTTATTCTTTCGTATATTTGCCATTATTTAACTAGAATGAAGAAGTACCTACAGTTTATTGATGCGGCTGACGACTCAGCTACATTCCCTGCAGAATACCTGCAGTCTATGGTGTGCGATGCAAATGCCACACTCAAGCTTAGATTTCATCCTAGTACAAAAGGTAGTTCTCACCTAACAGATATAGTTACCTTGACTATAACTGCAGACACTGAGCAAGCAGTAATGACAGCCTTAGCAAAAGAAATATCTTTAGGTAAAGATTCTGTCATTGTAGTTTGTGACGATGTAAACAGCACATTCTTTCACCCAGATATTTTATCTTGTGTTATAAACACTGACGCTTAATGAAGAAGTTTTTTCTATTCGTAAGAGAAGCTGCTAATCCAAGCAGCGGAAGATCATCAGACACGGGCGTTGATTTAAGTACGTTTGCTGTACCAGTAGACAACTTATCTTACATCACTGCAGCAGAAGGCTCTATCAACATAACGTTTACTGATACGTCTCTATACGAAGAGCAAAGCTTATTCGAAGGAGAGGCTGTCGAGAAGACAAACGTAACGGTATCTTGTAATATTGGCGAAGAGGTTGCACTAATAGAAAACGTACTATCATTTATTGGTGCTGCATCAGGCGGTAACGTAATGAGATTCGACGTAACGAAAGGAGAGTCTACATTTAATAAAGCTGTTGTTGATTCTCCAGAAGATATATCTGCTGTTGTTAGATCTAAACCAGTATCTATAATCAGTGGTGATCTTAGCACAGGTGACGCAGCAACAGAGTATCAAGGTACAGTCGGTGAGATATTCTTTGGTTTAGATAACCTGCCAGAACTAGACTTTAATCACGAAGAGCTTTCAGGGTATTCAGCAGGTGCAGAGGTAACAGCTTGGAGAAACAGCGGAACTCTTGGAGAAACGCATAGCATAGCATCTAACGCTGGAACACCAGCTGCAAGAGACTCAGCATCTTCTACAGGTTTTTCAACTAAGTCTGTTCAGCTTGCTGCCACTGATCACTTTATTATACCTAACAGCTTTAAAGCAGAAGAAGAGTACACTATATATGCTGCTTATGTTCCTTCAGTGTCTTCAAATGGTATTGAAGGGTTGATGTTTGGCGACAACGTAGGTGAAACAGTTGGCCATATGTTTAACGGCCCGCTGGTTGCTGATGGAGGCGTAGGAAAAACAAAACCTATTAGGGATATATTTAGTATGAGACATAGTGGAAGAACTGGATCTGTAGCAAATGTATCCACAACTAAGCCTTTCCCAGAACTTCAAGAAAGCAGTGCTATCGATACGTCTGGTGAGACTCTTGAGATTGCTGTGATTAGAAGAGACAAAAACTCCAACATTTATCTTCACAATAGATTCGGAGAAACAATAGCAACGATACCAGCTCTAACAGCCCAGCAAACAAGAAACAATCTTACTGTTGACAATATGACTGATGGTGCTTTATTAGTTGAGCAGTTAGGATCTTCAAACAGCATTGTAACTTTACACTCATTTAAAGCTCACATAGCTAGATTTGGTGTAATCAGAAAGGATATTGGATCTGCTGCAGCTTCACAGCTAGCACAGGATTTATTTAATTTATATAATTTTTAATTCATTTTAACATGGAAGAAACAAAAACAAGAAGGGCCCCTAAGCGCCCTACA